GCTTCTGCTACTGTATAATCATATTCTTGAGAAGGTCTAGTTATAACTTGTGCTATTTTTGCCATTATCTTCTTCCATCTGGTTGTACATCTAATCTAAAAGTTCCTAACTTCCAATCTTGACTAGTTGATGTATTTTCTATTTTTAATGCAACAGCTCTTGCTCTAGCACGAGTATCTACTTTTTGTGTAGATGTAGTTATGTCAAATGGTCCAAGAGAAGAACTTGCAGATGTGTCGTTTGGAAAGTCTCTTAGATTTAATGTAATTCTAGTATTACCAGTTTGTGATATAAAATCAGGTATAAATCTTCTTATCTTCATTAAAAATTCTCCATCACCTCTAAATGTTGCAACACCTGTTTGTTGTCCGGTAGAGGATCTTGATTGTGTAATATCATAATCTCCAGAAGTAATGTTAGCTGTTATTGCAGTTATAGTTCCATTTCTATTTTGATCTACTCCCGTTTCGTGTTCATAGTATGATGTTCTACCCTCAGTATTTCCTATAACATCAAAAGAAGTATCTGTAGCAGCATCATAAGATAATGCATGTGGTAAACCAAATACAGCAGAGTCCCTCCACATTGTTCTAGCTAAAGTTCCTACAGTCCATACAGGTCTCTGTGGTGATGAATCAAAATAATTATAGGCAACCATTTTATTTACTACAGAAGAAGTTGAAGATGGGTAAAACCATATAACTTCACCAAATAAATTATTTAATCCTGCAGATATCATTTGATTACCAGAATCAATATTTATATCATCGTATACATGATCTTCTACTAAACATGGTAATGATTCTAATCTACCAGCATATCTAAAAAAACCATTCTCTGACATCCAATACGCAGCACCATCAACTTCAACACATGCGTTCTGTCCTGCAAGTCCACAGTTAGTTCCAACTTGTGAAAAAGCAAAAGTAAATGGTTGACCAACAAAACGTTGAGTGAACAAAGCAGTATCAGTCCATACATAAATAGCATCTCTACCTCTAATCGCTCCTCTGATCTGTGATCCGTCGGCCAGTCTTTGTGTACCAGCTGTATTGGTTGCTGTAGGTACATATGTATTTATATCCTCTTGATCAGAGAATCTAATAAACATATCATCTTGTGTAGATGTATTTCCAATAGTTGTTTCTGTTCCAAAAAATACTAAGTGTCTATCTGGTGTAGATACAATCATGTGTCTTGATGCAGTGGGTGCACCAGATATAATTGTTGCTCTTGTTGATGTTGCATTTGTTAATGAAGAGTCCCATTCAAAACAAGCACCATCGTGAATTAAACATATTGCTTTGTCACCAAAACTATCTAATGACCACATACCTGGTTCAAGGACCAAGTCTCCTGATGCGGCTTCACCCCATGCAACATAGTCTGTTGAGTTCGTAACTGTTGCACCATCACTGTGAGAAGCAGCAGTTGTTCCTGCTACACCTCTTGTTAGACCTGTAAGTGTGTTTCCACTAACACCTGTGTAAGATATTTCTTCACTATCTATTATAATAAAATTAGTCCCAGAACTTGGAAACTGTGACGCGTCAGCTAATGTAAGAGTTGTAACAGCTGAATTAATGGCGCCATTTAATGTAGTTGTGTTAGCTCCTGCATCTTCACCACCCCAAGAACCTAATCCATATCCAAACCCTTTTGCTTGAACAGCTGGACCAACCGTATAATATTTTTGTATTCTTATGCCTCCAGATGTTGTTGCGCCAGATCCAGATTCATTAGAAGGCATTGTTATTGTCACTGTTGTATTTGTTGGTGTAGATACAACCATAAATTTTTTGTCGTCAAAATCAGAGGCACTAAAATTAGAATTAGTTATAGCAGTAAAATTATCCATTAATAATATATCTCCTGGAACTAAATTATGTGCAGAGGGATAAGTTATTGTTACAGTCGGTGATCCATTGGTTGTACTAAATGCACTTGTAAGAGTTGTTGTTGATTGAATAGGATGTATGTCATAAAACACACCACCAGAAAAAGCGTATAAAATCCTGTTTGTTCCTATAATTGCATATTTTCTAGATAGACTATTAATAAAGTGGTGTAGACCTCTTCCAGCACCTGTTAATTCATTTTGATTTGTATTGCCTAATTGATTCCAACCACCCATTTTTTCAGGTGTGCCATATCTAAATCTAACATTATCACAATCTACCCATTGACCTTCTGCGGTAGTTTCTGATATTTGTTTATTGATACCTGGCTGAAATCCTATTTTTTGTAACATATAAAAACCTGTTTATTAGATGTTATAGCAGATTATGGCTAATTTCAATAGGTTTAAAGCAAGGGGAATCTGTGGTGGATCATCCCCCCGCAAGCCTAATGTATAGATTATTTTTAAATTTTTGTCAACTTAACACCTCTAAATGAAGAAGGCAAACCTACCAAAGGTCTCTTATCTAAGTAGTTTTCTTCAGCATTTTTAGTGTTAGCTTTATTGTAATGTAGAAATACTTGTCCACAGTTATCACCTTTAAATTCATCTCTCCAATGTTCAAGTTCACATCCAGAATAAATTAACATATCTCCAGGTTTTAAATCTACTTTTATACCTGCTTGACCTCTCTTACCCGTTGGATCAAGATATATTGGCCAAGGATCACCACCTAAATTTAAAGTAGTAGATATTTCACAGGCATGTCTGTCTTTGTGACGAGCTAAAATATCACCATGTTTATATATTCTTGCATAAGAATATGTTTCAGATAATTTTAATTTAGTATGTTTTTCCATAACAGGTTTTACTTCAACTAATAAAGTTTCCATTACAATGTCAGCATAATTTGAATAGGTATTTGGAACTTGTGAATCAGTCCATACACCAAAATGTTGTGTAAAGGGTGATATATGTTTTGTATCAAATAATACACTTGCAACATTTCTTTTATTTTGAAAATATTTATAAACAAAATCTGCTAACTCTTTAGATATTGCTTTTTTTAATACTGCATATTTATTTTTTTTAAAACTCATGCTGGCCTTACCGATAAATTAAATGATAAACTTATCCTGTCTTCGTTTGAATTATTTTTTTCAACAAGATGTTCTACATATCCAGGAAACATTACAAATCTATTTTCTCTAGGTTCTATAAAAAAACTATCACAATTTAATATATTAGTTTCTTTTGCCGGCAAATCAGCAATTCCATCCATTCTATAAAAAGAATCTTTCAATAAAATTAGATTTCCACAATCTTGTGGTGTTTTTAAATAATACACACATGCAAATTCAGAGAGAGGATGTACATGCGGTTTATTACTATGTTCTTTATTATTTATATTTAACCAAGAGTTTCCTACGTTAATATTTAATTTACAATCATATTGATAAGTATCTAAATTTTCATTTATCTTTTGTTGTAGTTTGGCTATTAGGTTTAAGAATTCAGTAGATTTCTGCATCCCTCTAGTTTGATAACCTCCTACATTTGTTTTTTCTTGAGAAGGTTCTCTAGATTTCATTTTGTAAGCTAATTTTATTAAAGCCTCTTTTTCTAAATCTGTGTTTTGAATATCATCTACAAACGCTGGCGTAGAAAATACTGTAAAATGTGTCATAATGTTATCCTTGATGTTGGACCACCTAAGTTTCCTCTAGGTAGTATATTAAAAGGTATTGAATATCTATCTTCTTGCCCATAATATTTGTTTATTTGATGGTAAATATAATTAGGAAAAAGAATCATTTCATTTTTATTACTTTCAATATAATAAGACAAAGAGTTGTATTTATTATATTCCGTAGGTTCTATATTCCAAAAATCACTTGTATATGGTTTATGTATTTTTATTTGATTATTATCTTTTAAATAAAAAACACCACTTAAAATACAATGAGAATGTTTATGCATTGATGAATATCCTCCTGTTTTAGTTTTAGTAGCCCAAGCTTCAATAATTTCAAATTCTACATTTAATTTCATCTTATCATTTAACCAGTCATCACAAGCTTGTATAACACTTTTTTTTAAATCAGGTAATTTATCTAACAATGATTTACAGTCAGAACTTCTTAAACAATCTTTGCCTTCAATAGGCACGTATGTTAATTTTTTTAAAGTATCTAATATTTCGTCACAGTTTAAATTAAATTTATATTTTAAAATGGGTTCAGCGAATAAATTTAAATCTTCTACTTTCATATATCTATAATATTATTTAAACTATAAAAAATCAATAAATTATTTTGTTGGTTTTTTATTCGTAGCATGTTGATAATTAAACCAACCCGTTACTATCCCCTTATCTACTTTGCAAGGTAGTCCTCTATGCGCGTGAGTAAAGTCAGTAGGCCACAAAATAGTTAAACCTTTCCTTGGTTGAACTTTTAATTTTTGCCAATAAAATTCTGTTTCTCCTCCATCTCCTTCATTAACATCATTTAAATAAGTCATAAAAACAACTTGTCTTCCAGAAGTTTCTAAATTTCCTCTTTCATAATGGTATTCAAAAAACCCACCTTTATTTGCTTTATAATACTGTATATTTGTTCCTGATGTAGCAGTTTTTAAATAATTTCCAAGTAAATAATATTGCATGTAGTCTCCTAAAAATCCTGATATCTCAGAAAAATATTCTTTTATAAAAGGTGTTTGATTATTATTAAAAAAAGTAACATCTATAGAATTTTTTATACTTAAAACAACACCTTGGCTTACATTTCCTTTGCCTTTATATTCGTTATTGTTCTTGTGGTATTCTATGAATTGATCACAAAGATTTAAATTCTTTAGTTGATAACTTCTAATAAAAGTTTCCATTACTTATAATTTATATTTATGTTAAATCTAGCTTTAGTATTTGTGCAAGTAGAACTAGAATGTTTTTTATGTCCTTCAAAAAATAAAATTCTATTTTCTTTAGAATCAATTTTTTTATTTTCAAACGATGTAAAACCATCGCACGTGTTTAAAGAAAACAAAGCTGACTTATGTTCATAAGGATAATCTACATGTAATTCATTTATATTTATTTTTTCAGATCTAGGATATAAATTTACCACAACTCTAATAACTTCATTGTGGGGTATAAAAAATAATAAATTTTTAGTAAATAAATTCCAATAACCACTTGGAGTATTATCTAAAAATACATTATGGGTCATGTAATAACTTAAATCTTTTTGATTATTTTTATGGTGTATGTTTATTTTTTCTTGAAAATACCAAGGAAAATAAGAACTAAATATTTCTTTCTTTAATATATTTAAATTTTCTTGCGGTAAAAAATTATCTTTTATTTCGTATTTCATTATTTATAACTTTTTCCATCATTCCAAATTACTAAACTATACCTTGTTCCAGAAGTTACTGGTTTAACTCTATGCCAAACAAAAGATGGAAAAATTACAATAGTTCCTTTAGTTGCTATATTTCTAAGATCATGTGCTTTTCTTGAAACATCTGGACGTTCATCTGTAGCTAACTCTAGTTGCCCTCCTTCATACTCGCTAAAATCATTTAAACAAACAGTTACTGACAGCTTTCTCATTAAACCTACAAATTCAATTGAGGGAGCTGCTCTAGCAGAAGCTTCTTTTACTTCTTTATAAGGTTTTATCCAAGCGTCTACATGCCAATCATAAAATTGACCTGGTTGATAAGTAGTAAACTGACATTTTTCGCTTCTACTAAATTCATAATTCCAACCAGCATTTTTATTTGCTTGATGTACGTAAGGTATTATTTCATTGTAAATCCAAGGGTCGTCTAACCAAGCAACATTTGATTTTCTTATTTTACCATTTAAAGAAGCATCACCAACAACCGCATTTTCTGAAGTTTGTTGTAGACCATATTTTACAATATCATCACATAAATTTTTAGGGACAGCATTTTTAAAATACCAATACAAATACTCTATATTCATTCTAG